TGTATAGTGTGTTCTGAGACATTTTGTTAGGATCCCCCCCGCCTGTGCGGGGAATAGGTTATTCCGGCAGTTCAGCCTTTCCGATAACAAGTCCTTTTGTTTCGACTGCGCCATATATATCGTCATACTCAGGGTTAAGAGATATAAGATGATTTTTACCAGCCTTTTTGATATAGCCTTTACCGTCCTGCTGGAACAGACCTATCTTACCGACAGGGACTTCTGCGGTTTTAACGATATAGACGATATCACCGTTCTCAAAGTCAGGGAGCATACTGTCACCTTCGACCTCCACAGCAAAATCAGCTTCGTGAGCTTCCGGAGTATCAACAACTTCAATGCTCTGCCACTGATCACCGTCATCGAGATCGTAGCCTGCTCCGGCAGAAGCTTTATGAATTGAGAGCATATCAAAAATGAAAGTCTTGATCTCGGTATCATCAACAGGATTTTCGGACTGAGCAGTACATCGCTTATATTCTATATCAAGTATACAGTCTACCACTTCTTTTCCATGCGGGTCGAGATCATAATAATGTAATAAATCATGATCATCTTTTAAAAGAATCTCTTCTTTTTTTATCATTTTAGAGTTTATGGATTCTATTATATTTAGTTTTTCATCAACAAAAGCAAAATTGCATATTCCTTCATGTTCTTTAAGTGTCAAATAAAAGGAGTGTCCGCTTAAGCAATAAAACTGCCAAGCTCTTCCAGTACTATGATCATTATTAAAATTAATTGTAACAGTTTTTAAATAATTAATTTCATAGTGGCCACAAATCGGACATAAAAACTCTAATTCGTTAACCTGGAAGTTGTCATCTAAACAAATTGTATCATTAAGTAATTCAGAAAGGGAACAGTTAAATACATTTGCAATTTTAATGATGGTCTCAATTTTGGGATTTGTATTGTATCCTGAAGTTATTTTATCAATTGTACTCACCGTTAATCCAGTGAGTTCAGCAAGCTGAGCATTTGTCAGACCTTTTTGTTTTTTCAACTCATTAATTCTTTTAAGATTCATATAAACACCTCCTATTTAAACTATATCATATACATTGAAATAAGTCAAGAAAAAAACATTATTTTTTTGAAGTTTTTTTCTAATAACCTATTGACATTTTCATTTTAATGATGTATAATATAGTTAGAACATCATTAAAATGATGTTAAATAAGACGGCAAGTGTCAGAAAGGAGAACGGTATGGAAGAGATGACCAATGAGCAGTTCAGAACGATACTTGAAATGATCATCCAGATCATCAGGGACAGCACCGATAAAGAGGATGCTGTCAAAAAAATAGAAGCCTTAGTCAACAAAGACTAAAGCTCCTAAGCTCCAAATCAAAGGCTGGGCGGTACTTGCCGCCGCCCTTCCTATGATATAAGTATTATAACACGGCGGCAAGAGAAAGTCAAGGAGGTAAGTGTAATTTGACAGCAGAAAGACCGTATTATCCTATTCTTGAAGCAAAAATAGCTGAAAATGGATATTTGAAAAAGGATATAGCAAAGGAACTCGGCATTACTCCACGCTCTTTTATCAGCAAGCTATCAGGCGATGTTGATTTTTGGTGGAAAGAAGTAGAATATATGTGTTCTCTCTTTCCTGATGTTTCGCCGTTTGAACTTTTAAAACATGACGAAAATGAAGGTTAGCTGAATATGAAAATGAAAGGAAAGAAACTAAAATGAATGAACTGATAAAGATCAACACTGACAACGCTGACCGCCCGGCGGTCATGGGCAGAGAACTTCATGAGGCACTGGAGATCAAGACACGATATGATACTTGGTTCAACAGAATGTGCGAATACGGATTTACCGAAAATTCGGACTTTATAGCTGTTGCTCAAAAAAAAGCGACAGCTCAGGGCAATGAAACAACCTATACCGACCACCAGCTAACCCTTGACATGGCAAAGGAGATCTGTATGATACAGCGGAGCGAGATCGGCAGGAAATGTAGACAATATTTTATTGAGGCAGAGAAGCAGTGGAATACGCCTGAAGCTGTAATGGAAAGGGCATTGAAATATGCTGATCAGAAGATAAAGCGGCTGGAAGCTGAAAAACAGAATGCGCCGATCAGTGCTAAGCAGCTTAATGAATTGAGTGACGAAATAAGAATCAAGGCTATCGACCTTTGTGGTTCAGGAAGACTTTATATTGATATCGGTTCAGAGATCAGAATCGCTTTAGAGGATAAGCTCAGTAAAACAATGCAGGTTAAGAGTGTTGAGCTGATAGCTCAAAGCCAGTATAAAGCAGCAATAGAGCTTTGCAGAACGTTCAGACCTGACCCGGCATTAAGAGAACGTATTGCTAACGGAAGGCTGCTTTTAAAGAAAGGAGCATGACTATGTTATTAGAACTTATACACTTTGTACTTGAAGCAGTGCAGATCGTGCTGAGCTTCGAGATCATCGGAATCCTGGTATCAGACAAAAACGGAAAGGAGTGAGCTTTATGCCAAAAATCAAACCATTGACAGAGCATGAAGCGGAGGTTCAGCGCCTCCGCCGCAACCTTAAGCTTGTACAGGGCAGCATGACAAACGAGGAAATGGGACGGCTGATCGGTCGCTCAGATGTGACATATGCAGCCCGGCTCAGAGACCCGGAGACCCTGACTATGCGTGAAATGCGTATGATCTGCAACTATTTCAAGGTTGACAGAGCTAAATTTATGACAGAGGAGCTGAGAATATCATGAAACTATACCGAATCGAGCTTACAAACCGCTGGGGAGAGCGATATGTTGTGACGGTGCCGGGCAAGAGCCTTTACGAAGCGCTAAGACAGCTTACACTTGACCCCGGCTGGCAGCTGGAATGCTACAGCATAGTGGGGGTGAGTGCATGAAATACGAACTGTGGGATTCCCATGAAAAAGGGGTTTTTGAGTTCGGTGAGCTGTTGTGCATCTCGGATTCAATGACCGAGATCAGGGCAGCTGCAAAGGAGCGCATGGCTGAGACAGACGGTGAGTGTGAACTGTTCGTCATGGAGCGTATCGAGGGGGTGAGAGCATGAGCTGGACTGGAGTGCTGATCTTAGGGTACGCAGTGCTGGAGCTGCTCAGCAAAGGCACGGGACTTCGATGCTATATATCAGAGCTGAGAGACCGCAGCCGTCGCAGGAAGCGTTACAAGCGTATCCGTGATCTTAATTATTATCTTTACAGCAATGCAGCTGACGAGTGCAGCCGTGATTACTATTACAGCGTATACAGAGAGTATGCGGACAGGCTGATGACCCTTGATGAGGAGCGATGATATGACCGAAGCGCAGCAGGAAAAATGGCTTTTTGTGAACTCATATCTTGCACCGCTGTGCATGGAAATTGATCCGGCTATAACCAAGCTGTGGTACAGTGTCACTGACAACGGCACGGAACTGGTGCAGATACAGCGCAAATACATTGTGAGAGTTAACGTCACCGGTGACAGCCTTATAGCGCTCAGCCGTGATGTGCTGAAATGCTTATGAAAAAGAAAAAGCTCCCCAAAGGGAGCAAAGATAAAACATACCATCAGAATTATAACATACTGAAAGGAAAAAGTCAATGACAAACCACGAAAAAGCAGCTGCTATAGCTGCATGGATATCGAACGTGACCTGGCTGTGTGTCCAGCTGACCGCTGAGGAAGTGCTGAATAAGTGTGATTCTTCGGCGGAGCTGGACTGGTACTACAGAGCCGTAAGGGGGGAAATGATATGAGCGAAATAATAATCTCCGAGAGCTATAATAAAGCCGTCACTCTTCACCGCCGTATTTGTGCCAATGCTCAGGCAGCGCAGGAGAGTCTTTGGGAGGTCTGCAAAGGGCTTAAGGAGATGCGTGATGAGAAGCTGTACACCGAAATTGGCTGCAAGTCATTCAAGGAGTACTGTGAAAAGGAACTTGAATTGACCGACCGTCAGGCAAGAAATTACATAGTTATTGCAGAGAATTTTTCAGAGGAAGAGCGGAAATCGATTTCCGCTTTTAGCTCAACTAAGCTTCTGCTCCTTGCAAAGCTTGACGAGCCTGAAAGAACCGAAATAACCCAGAATACCGACCTCGAAAGCATAACGGTGAAAGCACTTAAGGAGAAGATAAAAAAACTGGAAGAGCAAAACGAAAGCACCCGCAGCTCCAATGTGAGCCTGCTTAAGAGAAACAGCGAGCTTACAGCTGAAAACAACTCTCTTTCAATGGACAGGAAGGAATATCTTCATAAAGCGGACGAGCTTAAAAAGCAGATCAGGGAGCAGCAGAGCAATTACAGTATGCACACAAAGCGGCGTGAAGACAGGATTGCAGAGCTTGAAAGCCAGGTTGAGGAGCTTAAGGACAGACCGATAGAAGTAGCTGTACAGACAGAAAGGATCCCGGACGATATTGAAGTATTCAAAGCGTACATGACGACGGCAGTCGATTCGATGAAGAGGCTGACGCAGTTTATTGAAAAAAAGCTGACAAGTCCTGACCGCAGGCTGTTTCAGGAAAAGCTTGAGGGCATCCTGCTGCTGACGAACCGGACGATAGAACAGCTTAAGGAGGCAGAGAAAAATGCAGACAATAGTATTCAATAGTGATGATATCGGACTGCTTGAAAGACAGGTCGAGGAATTCAACCATGACCGCCTGATATTAGACGTAAGGTATGTAAGAAATTCAAGGCACTGGACGGTGTATGTAATGTACATTGATCTTTAAGGAGGGATAAGATGAATTTTGAAGAGGTAAACGGTGTGCAGACCGGTAATGGGATCAAGGCTGTGATATATGGTCAGGAGGGAGTTGGAAAGTCCACTCTTGCGGCTCATTTTCCCGGAGCAGTGTTTATTGACTGTGAGGGCAGCACAACACGCATGAACGTAAGGAGGCTGCCGAAACCCACAAGCTGGCAGATGCTGAATGATGAAATGGACTTCATAGCAGAATCAGCAGCAGAAAAGTGTTACGGGACAGCGATCATAGACACCTTTGACTGGGCGGAGCGGCTGGCATTGGAAGCTCTTTGTGCAGAGCATAAGGTCAAGGGCATTGAAGGTATAAGCTATGGCAAGGGCTGGGAGTTTGAAAAAGAAATGATAGGCCGTTTTCTGGACAGAACTGACCGGCTCATCACAGCTGGGATAAATGTTGTACTGCTCTGTCATGCTGTCACACGAAAGACAACGCTGCCGGAGGAGGTCGATGAATTTGACCACTGGGAGCTGAAGCTGGGAAATAAGACCACTAACAAGATAGCACCGCTTTTGAAGGAATGGTCGGATATCACGTTGTTTTTAGCGTTCAGAACAAACATCGAGGCTGTTGACGATAAAGGAACAAAGCACAAGGCGGTCTCCTGCGACAGAATGATGTACACGACTAAGACAGCCTGGTGGGACGCAAAAAACCGTTTCGGACTGCCTGACCGGCTGCCGCTTGCATGGGAAAGCATTGAACAGATATTTTCTGCATCTGAGCAGCCGGCAGCGCAGCAGCTCATTGAAAAGGCTCATAGCATGGGAATACCGGCTGAGCAGCTTGGTGAGGAGATATATACACCGGCAGCAAGGGTCGAGGGCATACCGACGGCTTTAGCAGATCTCATGGAGCGCAGCAATGTCACGGCTGAGCAGATAGAATTTATCAGCATAGACGTACAGCATTATATGGCAAAGGGAATGAAGATACAGCAGTTTGACCCGGATTATCTTATGTATCTGACAACGATCTGGGACAAGGTTCTCAAGCTCATTCAGGAAAAATGCAGTGACTATATTCCGTTTGTATAAAAATAAGACTTTAAAAATGATCAGGAGGATACTATGAATAACAATTACAGCAGCTATGCACAGCAGTCATCAGACGGAGTTTTCGGCTGGGACGACGAGATCAGAGAGGAAAGCAGCTTCACACTTCTGCCGGAAGGCGATTACAGATTTGTGATAAAAAAATTCGAGAAATCCAGATACAGCGGCGGTGAAAAAATACCAGCCTGCCCGAAGGCAATAGTGACATTCACAGTATATGCAAATGACGGTCAGTCAACTGATCTTCAGGAAAATTTTCTGCTGCACAAGAAAATGGAGTGGAAGCTCTCGGAATTTTTTGCATCTGTCGGACTTAAGCGAAAGGACGAGCCTGTGAAAATGCTCTGGACACCGGAGCTGATCGGAAAAAGCGGTGTATGCAAGGTCATCGTTCACAGCTATCAGAAGGACGGCGAAACCAAACAGATAAACCGTATCGAAAAGCTCTATCCCAGCTATGATCAGCCGGGTGCCGCAGCATCTGTACCGACGCAGCAATACACTCAGCAGCCGCAGTCAGCACCGTGGAAGCAGGGGTGGAATTAAATATGCAGCTCAGACCATATCAGGAAAAGGCAAGAGCAGCTGTGTGGGAGGAGTGGGATTCAGGCAGGGATAAAACCCTGCTTGTTCTTCCTACAGGCTGCGGAAAGACGATAGTGTTTGCAGCAGTGACTGAGGACGTAGTTAAAAACGGCGGACGGGTTCTTATCCTTGCACACCGTGGGGAACTGCTGGAGCAGGCAGCGGATAAGATATTGAAAGCGACTGGTCTTGGCAGTTCGGTGGAAAAAGCTGAACAGACAAGTATCGGGCAGTGGTTCAGAGTAACTGTCGGCAGCGTTCAGACACTTATGAGACCGAAACGGCTAAAGCAGTTCAGCCGGGAATATTTTGATGCCATTATCATTGACGAAGCTCATCACGCCATATCAGACAGCTATCAGGTCATACTCAGCTATTTCAATAAGGCGAAGGTTCTTGGAGTAACCGCAACTCCTGACCGTGGAGATCAGAAAAATCTCGGTAAATATTTCGACAGCCTTGCCTATGAATATACTCTTCCGCAGGCAATAAAAGAAGGCTGGCTTGTGCCGATCAGAGCCTTGACAGTTCCGATAAAAATAGACTTTACAAAAGTAGGAACATCTGCCGGAGATTATAAGCCGGGAGATATTGCCACAGCTCTTGACCCATATCTTGAGCAGATAGCAGCGGAAATGGAAAAGCATTGCAAAGACCGCAAAACAGTTGTTTTTCTGCCCTTGATAAAGACCTCGCAAAAGTTCAGGGATATACTTAACAGACACGGGTTCAGGGCAGAAGAGATAAACGGCAGCAGCACTGAACGAACACAAGTTCTGGAAGATTTTGAAAGCGGTAAAACTAATGTTCTATGTAATTCTATGCTTCTGACTGAGGGCTGGGACTGTCCGGCGGTGGATTGTGTGATCGTTCTGCGTTCAACAAAGGTCAGGGCATTGTATTGTCAGATGGTTGGCAGAGGTACACGTCTTGCACCCGGAAAGGATCATCTTCTGCTGCTGGATTTTCTCTGGCACACCGAACGGCATGAGCTTTGCAGACCAGCTTGCCTCATCGCTGAGAATCATGAGGTGGCAGAGAAAATGACTGAGCAGATCGCAGCGGCTGGCTGTGCAGTAGATATTGAAGCAGCTGAAATATCAGCAGCTGAGGAGGTCGTCAGAAACCGGGAAGCAGCACTGGCTGACAGCCTTGACAAAGTAAAACGGCGCAAAGGCAGACTTGTAGACCCTTTGCAGTACGCTATGAGCATTCAGAGCAGTTCGCTCAGCAGCTATGTTCCGGCTTTTGGCTGGGAGCAGAATCCGGTCAGTGAAACTCAGAAGGCTGCTCTTGAAAAACGAGGAATAGACCCGGCTGCGGTAGACACTGCCGGACGTGCAGAAAAAATACTCAGAGAGTGCGCTCAGCGGCAGCTTGCCGGACTTGCCACACCTAAGCAGATACGTTTTCTTGAACAGAAAGGCTTTCGCCATGTAGGAGCATGGAGCTTTGAAGCTGCAAGGAAAATGATAGCAAGGATACAGGCTTTAGGCTGGAACAGGCTGCCGCCCGGAATCGTTCCTGAAACATATGTACCGGAAGGAGCAGGATAATGCACAAAAACGATAACCTTGATGAGCTTCTTGAATACATTGACCCGGCTTCACTTAACTATCAGGAATGGCTGAATGTAGGCATGGCGCTTAAGCATTCAGGTTATGATATATCATCGTGGAAGCTGTGGTCGCAAAGAGACCCGGTACGCTATCATGCCGGTGAATGTGAAATTAAATGGAAGAGCTTTAATGGCTCAGACACGCCCGTAACAGCTGGAACTATCGTTAAAATGGCGCTGAAATGCGGATATCGTCCGCCCTCCGGTGCTTCTTCAGCAGCAAGTCAGAAGCCTCTTGAATGGGACGATATAATCGGCGAAAACTACACCGTGACCTCTGCGGACGATACCCAGGAGATTCCTATTGATGAACCGAGGATATGGAACCCGTCCGGTGAAATAACTCGCTATCTGGAAACTCTTTTTGATATGTCGGATATTGTCAGCTATGTCACCGAGGTGTGGTATGATGAGACCGACAGTAAATTCAAACCTAACAAAGGCTGCTTCGACAGAACTGCCGGTGAGCTGCTTCAGGAGCTGACTAAATACAAAGGCGACATTGAATCGGTTTTCGGAACTGTAAATGAAAAATGCGGAGCCTGGATAAGGTTCAATCCTGTGGACGGACATGGAACAAGAAATGAAAACATTACTGATTTTCGCTATGCTTTAGTAGAATCAGACAGCATTCCGGTCTCTCAGCAGAACGGTATCATACATGATCTTAAACTGCCTGTGGCAGTGCTTGTATATACCGGCGGAAAATCCCTTCACGCTATCGTAAGGGTGGAAGCTGCAAATAAAAAAGAGTACAGTGAAAGAGTTGATTTTCTTTATAAGATCTGCGATAAAAACGGGCTCCGGGTGGACAGGCAGTGCAAGAATCCGTCCCGATTATCAAGAATGCCGGGTGTCATGCGAAACGGAAAAAAACAGTTCATCGTCGAGACCAACACCGGCTTTGCTTCCTGGGACGAATGGAAAGAATGGATAGAATCAGTCAACGATGATCTTCCGGAATTTGAGGATATGTCAGAAGCATGGGAGAATATGCCGCCGCTGTCACCGCCTCTGATCGAGAACGTTCTGAGGCAGGGGCACAAGATGCTTCTTGCAGGACCGTCAAAGGCAGGAAAGTCATTTGCACTCATAGAGCTGGCAATAGCAATTGCAGAGGGGCGCAAATGGCTGGGGTGGCAGTGTGCGAAAGGAAAGGTTCTCTATGTCAATTTAGAGCTTGATAAGCCCTCGTGTCTGCACCGTGTAAAGGACGTTTACAATGCACTGAACATTCCGGCAAAAAATCTCAGCAATCTGAAAATCTGGAACCTCAGGGGCATGACAAAGCCAATGGATAAGCTTGCACCGTCACTGATCTGGAGAGCCAAGCGTGAAAACTTCATAGCCGTCATTATTGACCCCATTTATAAGGTCACCACCGGGGACGAAAACTCAGCCGAGCAAATGGCACATTTCTGCAATCAGTTCGATAAGGTCTGCAACGCTTTAGGCTGCGCTGTGATCTATTGTCATCATCATTCAAAGGGAATCCAGAGCGGCAAGCGCAGCATGGACAGAGCTTCCGGAAGCGGTGTATTTGCCCGTGATCCCGATGCGCTGCTGGATATGGTGGAGCTTGACCTGAGTGAGGATATACTTAAGCAGCTGAAGAACAGCGAGAGCTGTCTTATCTGCGCTGATTACTTAAACAGTTTTGCTCCTGATGCTGCAAGAGATGCCTCACCAGATGACCTTCTCAGTTCAAAGGCTGCCTTTAAGCTGTGCTATGACAATCTTTCACCGGAACAGTATACTGCACTGAAAACTGATCTGACAGCGCTCGATCATAACATTGAACAGCGGACTGCCTGGCGAATGGAAGGCACTCTCAGAGAATTCCCGAAGTTTCCGCCTAAGAATCTGTATTTTAAGTATCCGATCCATGTCCCCGACGATGTGGGTGTGCTTAAAGATATACAGACTGATGCCGATCTCAGCTCCTGGCAGAGAGGTGCTAAAAGAGGCCATGCTTCTCAGTCAGCTAATGCAAAAGCTAAGGCTGCTGATAAAAATGCTGAGCTTATCAATACCTTCAATGCTGTTAATGTTGACGGTAAGGTTTCAATTCAGGATATGGCGCAATATTTAGGTGTAAGCGAAAAAACTATACGCCGCAGGCTCAGCAGCTGCAATGAGCTTAAAGTTGAAAATAACATAGTAAAAAGACAGGGACAAAATCAGGGACAAGTGGCTATATAAATATATATATTTTTTGTCCCTGACAGTGACAAGTGAATAGAGCTATAACAAATGGCTTAAATAGCCTGCCATTTGTCATTAGCTCTTTTATTCACTAAGGCGAAAACGAAAGGAGTAAATCTATGTACCAATTTTTTATGGATATGATACCCCCGACCTCCACCTATCAGCAGAGAGGCTTTACGATCGTGAACGGCAAAAGAAAATATTACAGCCGTTCTGACGGAGATTCCCGGCAGAAGCTTACTGCTTATCTCTTTGAGCATAAACCGGATAAGCCTTTTGCAGGCGCAGTTCAGCTTGTTGTCAAATGGTGCTTCCCGGTCAGCAAAGGTCACTATGACGGTCAGCCCTATTCCAATAAACCAGATGCTGACAACCTTTGCAAAATGCTGCTTGATGTTATGACACGGCTTGGCTTCTGGAAGGACGACAGCCAGATCAGCAGCCTTGTCTGTGAGAAATTCTGGGCGCAAAGACCTGGAATATATATCTGTATTTCAGAATCGGTCTGATTCTGTGTCAAAGAGAAGTGAAGGTATGGCATTAAGTTTTGTTATAAAAAACACTCTGTCCGGCGCTTACGTCTGCACCGTAGACGGTGAGATCAGACAGTTCCCAACACTCATCAGCGCACGGCATTTCATAAGCGGCAGAGAGATGAACGATAAGGTTTACATTCCGGAGGTGGCAGCAAATGACAGAAACAGAAGTCAGGCACTGGCTCAAACGAGCTTTTTACGCTGAAAAAAGAATCAGGGTCCTTGACAGTCTCATTCAGCAGTGCAGAGAACGCTCTCAGGGGCTTTCAAGGTGTGGAGAGTGTAACGATAAGGGGAAGTCCAGCACGGCTTTAAACGGTACGGAAAACGCTCTCATGAGGCTTGCGGATATGGAGCTTGAAGCAGCTGCACTCAGAGCCGAAGCAGCTGAGGTCTCTTCTCAGGTCTGGAGAGCTATCCGCAGCCTGAACGATATCGACCTTGAAACCGTTCTTATCCACCGATATATCCTCTTTCACACTATCGAGGAAACGGCTGAGCTGCTGCATTATCACCCAAATACTGTCAAAGCTAAAACTGCAAAGGCAATTGAAAAACTATGTCCAAAAATGTCTTGTAATGTCCAAAGCATATGAGTAAAATGATAGTATAAGATTCCGGTCAAACGTTGTATAAGTTCTTCATTTTCGGCTGAGTTCATTCTCAGCCGCTTTCCGGCAGAGTAGAGCAGAAGCAGCTCGTCAGCCTCATAAGCTGAAGGTCGCTGGTGCAAGTCCAGTCTCTGCACCCAATTGCAGCTTTTGACATTTGGTGAACCCCCTACGAATGCAGAATGCCGTCTCAGCTGAGGCGGTATTCTGTTTATCAGAAGCAAGACAAAGTAAGCTGACCCAAAATCGAATTACAAAAATAGTAGCACCATAAAGTGCCGGATAAAGCACTGTGCTGTATGCGATCGTATGTTACAAATTCCGAAAAGAGTGAGCGAGCGTTAGCAAGCGTCAACGTGAGCCAAAAAAACGTGAGCCAAAAAAAGGGGGAGGGGGAACCTTGCGGAATTTTGCTAAAGCAGTCCAGCGTCACTGCTCAAATATCTCGCTGAAAGAGGTGAATCAACTTGGAATATGGACTTGACTGCCTGAAACGAAAGCTCGGCACAAAAGCAGTTCGTGTGAATCTGCGTTACAAGTACTACGACATGAAGTCGTCTGTAAACGACCTCAGCAGCATAATACCGCAGGAATTCAAGTTCCTTGCAGCAGCATTAGGCTGGTGTGCAAAGGCTGTTGACAGCATTGCGGACAGAATCGTGTTCGACCGCTTCGGCAATGACGATTTTTACATCGGTGAAATTTTTGCCCTGAACAACAGCGATATTCTCTTTGACGATTCTGTTCTTTCAGCAATGATAAGCGCTTGCAGCTTCATCTACATCGGCTGGAATGCTGACGGCTATCCCACTCTTGAAGTCGTTGACGGCGGCAACGCTACCGGCATTATCGACCCGGTCACGAAAATGCTGACCGAAGGCTATGCTGTGCTTGAAAGAGATCAGCACGGCAAGCCGGTCAGAGAGGTCTATCTCAGACCTGGACAGACGGATTACTACGTCAACGGCAGGCTTGAAGATCAGTTTACTCATACCGCTCCCTTTGCACTTCTTGTGCCGGTGATCTACCGCCCAGACGCTAAACGCCCCTTCGGTCATTCACGCATCACAAGAGCCTGTATGAACATCACTCAGGACGTTCTGCGGACTTTCAGGCGCATGAACATTTCAGCGGAGTTTTACAGCTTTCCGCAGAAATATCTTCTTGGACTTTCCAGTGCTGCGGAGTTCAACAATAAAGCTGCAACTGTTTCAACATTCTTCACTGCATCGAGAGATGAAAAAGGTGAGCTGCCTGTTGTCGGTCAGTTCCAGGCTCAGAGCATGACACCATTCACCGAGCAGCTGAAAGCCTATGCTTCGGTCTTTGCCGGTGAAACAGGACTTACAATTGATGATTTAGGCTTTACTACGTCAAATCCGGCAAGCTATGACGCTATCCGTGCCAGCCATGAGCAGCTGAGACTGACGGCAAAAAAAGCTCAGCGGACTTTTGGAGTAAGCTTCCTGAATGCCGGTTATCTTGCAGCCTGCATTCGTGACAGAGCAACCTATGACCGCTATAAATTTGCAAAAACCAGAGCTGAATGGCTGCCGGTATTTGAGCCGGACGCTGCTGCGATCGGTGCTATCGGTGATGCGATACTTAAGGTCAATCAGGCTGTTCCGGACTTCATGGGAGAAGATAATATCCGCCGTCTGACCGGTCTTGAAAGTGATGCAGAATGGACATAAAAAAGCTTGTAGATGAACGCATTGCTGCTGATCCACGGCTGCGTTCCTGTATGAAGAGGATAAATTCAGGCAAGGGAACCTTCGCTGACACGGCTTATTATTCGTCTGTCAGCTCTGAAATACTCGGCAAAGTCTTCGGTGACAACGTGCTGAAAATCAGTGAAGCTGACCGTGAAGCGATCTGCATGGAGCTGTTGAAAGGCAACTACGACAGGATAAATCAGATCTGTCAGCAGGTGCAGCTTGACCTTGACCGTGAAGCAGGAATACATATCCGTCCCCAGCAGGCGCCTTTCCCGGAGGAACGTGCGGCGCAGCTTGCTCATTCTCTGGTCGATAAGACTGTTGCGGAAGAGGTCATCAAACGCAGAGCAGCCAACGG